GGGGGCACGAGCCAGAAGTCATCGGTGAACTGGGCGCTGCTGGGTCCGACGGTCACGTACTCGCCGTGGCTCTCTCTGACCACGTTGAGACGGCTGTAGGGCCACTGGCGGTCGATCTGTGCGGCGACCTGTCCGGCCATGGTGCTCTGGATGCTCACGGTTTCTCCTATGGGGTGGTGGTGGTGGTGGTGGTGGTGGTAGTTGTCTAGAACACTCTGGCCTGGGACAGGGTCTCCCTGACCGTGGAGGCGTGCCGGCCGTGCACCGTCAGCGCCCCGCTGTCCGGGTCGAGGCCGATGACGGCCCCCGTGCACGTCCCCCACGGGCAGAGATCGCGCAGGACCAGTTCCCCCTCCTCGACGTCGACCACGTATCTGGCGTCCTCCAGCGCGTCCCGGGCCCGGCACAGGCGCTCCCCGCCCAGGTCCAGGCGGATGACGAGGGGGAGGATGTAGGTGATCGAGGGGTACTCCTCCGGTTCCTGGGAGAAGTCCATGCGGAGCGGGCCGACGGCGGTGACGGGCAGGCCGTCCGCGTCCTCCCGGACGAGGCGGATCGAGTAGCGCTCTATCAGGCCCTCCTCCGTCAGGGCGGCCGTCAGCTCTATGGCCCCGTCCCGACCGTCGCGGACGGTGACCGCCTTGGCGCCGTAACGGGCGAAGCCGGGCAGCGGCTCCGGTAGGCGGCACTCGGGGCCTAGGGCGTCCCGGAGGACGCGAAGGAGCTCCTCGGCAAGCTCTTCCTTGTTGCTCATGTCACTTTCCTTTTGTGAGTGGATTGGCTGTCTGGGTACAAGATAAGGCTAGCGCCCCCCCCCAGTTCCCCTATCCCAACATTTCTATGATCTCAGTCACTCACCTCACTCTCCGTCAGCTGGGCGATTCTCCGGTCGAGGTACTGGCGGGCCTTGCGCAGGTCCTCCAGCCGCTTCTCCTCGCCACCCTTACGGCCCTGCCGCAGCAGGTATAGCGCCGCGAGCGACTGACCTAGCCAGGAGTAGTGGGCAGGGCTCTCGACGGCGTCCGACCCGCCCGAGGCCTCGGCGATCCCGGTGAACTGCTCATAGGTGCTCATGGCGGGTCCTTCCTGGGGATGAGGTGCTCTGGCCGTCCGTGCGGCGCTCCTCGCGCTCGCGGAGGCTCTCCCCGAGCGCGACGATCGGTAGGCCGATGGCGAGGGCCACGGTGGCGGCGGTCAGGGAGGTGATCATGCGGCCACTCCGTCCCGAGCGCCCATCCACGTCGTCACGGCCTCCAGAGCCGAGGCGCCGAACGTGGCAGGGATCGTCATGCCTGCCGGGTATACGCCCCAGCACCGCTGTCCGCAGCGCTTGAGCTGGGCTACGGCCTGTCCGTTCTCGTAGACGAGGCACGTGCGCGCCTCGTGCAGGGTGTCCGCGTCGAGCGGCTTGACTCGCGCCTGAGGGTGGTGGAAGACGCGGGTCCAGGTGGTTTTGTTCGGTGAGTTCTCTGTACTCATGGTTCCTCACTAGGTGGTTGGTGGGGGTGCGGTCTTGCCCTAAGCGTATGCCGTCATACGTCTTAGAGCAAGCCCGCAGCGGTCAGAACAGTGTGTTCTGCGCCACCCCGACGTCGAAACGGGGTGGCTTGCGCTTCCACTGCCCGAGCACGCGGTCCACGGTCTGGCGGGTCATTCCGGAAACCTCGCTCAGGACCGACTTCGACACGCCTCGCGAGTAGGCGGCCAGGACCTCCTGCTGGAGGGCTGCGCGGGCCAGCTTCGCGTCCCGGCGGGCCTTCCGGTCGAGGCGCGCGGCCTCCTCCAGCGGATCGTCGAGCGCGGGGGCAGGCTCCAGGCCCTCGGTCTGCGAGGTCGGGAGGCGCTGCTCCAGGGCGTGGGCGTGCTCCTGAGAATCCTCCAGGGCCTTGGCCTGCTGGACGGTCAGCGAGAGCAGCTTGCGCAGGTCCTCGGCCATCGCGCGCTCGGCGTCGATCCCGAAGGCGCCGCGATACCCCTTGCCACCGGCCCAGGCCTCCAAGAGCTTCGGCAGGTCTGCAACGTCATTGATAGATGTCATAGGTGTCTCCTATCGGTTCAGTCGTCTAGATAGCGAGTCGCCCAGGCCAAGGCGAGGGCGATGACTTGAATCACCTCGGACTCCAGGTCCGAGTTGTGGCCGGTCTCAGCGTCGTTGTCGTAGGTCAGGCAGGCCGCTACCTCGCCGATCTCCTCCGCGAGGGCGAACAGTCGGGTCGCATCGGTGTGGCCGTCGCACTCCAGAGTCATGCCGGGGTGCTTCTTAGCGGCTCGGATGTACTCCTCCAGCGCGAGAGTGAGGACGTCGGTCTCCTCGGGCAGGAGGTTCGACGCCGCGCGGGCGATCTTCCACAGCCACTCCCGGGCTGTCTCCTTACGGACGATTGGTGCGTCGGGAAGTAGGGCCGCGTAGTGCAGCATCCAGGTCACTTCCCTGCTGGAGGACGGGCTCTCCGGCGGAATGGTCCATCCGTGGAACTTCTTGAACCCCTCCACCCATACCTCGGTCATGCGGGTACAGGTATCCGCCCCCTTCGGGACAGGTACCGATACGCTCTCCAGTAGTCGGCCAAGCCTAGAAGCCTCGCCGTCGCGGTAGGTCAGTAGATAGGCGTCCTGGAGGGCCCTCTTCAGCTCCTCCACACGTCTCTGAGACGACTGTAGCAGGGCTGCCGGGCAGTCGTTATATGGTGACGTCACGGTGTCTCCTAACGTAGTTGGGGTGGACGTATGTAATCATACGTCCACCCCTCAGGAGATGCAAGCCGTCAGAACCTAGGAATCGCGCCTGCCAGCGAGAGACCGCTCACAGCGCGCCGGATAGTCCCCCTCGGTACGAACAGTGACGCCTGGCCGGCGTCCCGCAGCCCGAGCAGGCCCATGCTCAGGGCGTCTACCTGGTCATCGTGGCGGCCCGAGGGGAACGCCCGCATCTCGGAGATGAGCTCGTTCACCCACCCGTTGCCCGGGTCCGACGGGTGCGGGAGGTAGACGTTCCCGGACTCGATCTCCGGCGTCACGGCCCTGGCCCGGACCTCCTTGGAGGAGCGGGGCTTGATCGGCTTGATGCCTGCTACCTTCTTACGAAGCACGTCGATAGCCGCCGTACCGTTGGCCGCGTCCTCCACGAGGCGCTGGTGGACGAACGACCCTCCGGGGCTCGCCTTGTCGTCCAGGTCGCCGGCGTTGCACCAGCGCAGCATCTTCTCCAAGGTCTGAGTGAACGACCACTGGCCGCGCTGCTGCGCGATCAGGAACCGGTCTGGGCCCTGACGGCACCAGCGCTGCCCGACGGCGTAGTCCGACGTCGAGCTGCCCTTGAAGGTCAGGTCCCACGAGTCGAGCCACTGCCCCCGCTCCAGGCGCTCGCGCGGCAGGAGGATCACGGAGTCGTCCCCGTCCTTGACCTTGGACGGGTCGGTCGTCCAAAACCTCAGCCAGCCGAGGTTGAAGATCGAGCCGTCGGCCGGCGTCGGGTGCTGCTGGTACAGGGCCTCCCACATGTACGAGCCCACGGAGCGCTTCAGAGAGTCCCAGCGCTCTAGCGCCTCCTCCCGAGTCTCCTCAACCAGAGGGCTGTAGAGAGGGTCTCCGGGCTCGCGGCCGAGGGGGTCGTCCTCCTCGGCGATGGCGGGGAAGATGACGTTCTCCCACTTGTCGGCGTCGGGGTTCTTGGCCGGGTTCAGCAGGCGGCCGATGAAGTCGTCCTCGTGCCAGCGCGTCGCGATGGCGATGCAGAGGAACGGAGGCTCCAGACGGGTGACGGCGTTGGCCTGCCACCAATCCCAGATGGCCTCCCGCTTCGCCTCGCTGTGCGCGTCGGCGAAGTCCTTCACGACGTCGTCCATGAGCATGACCTTGAAGCCGAGACCGGTGATCGACTGGCCTGGGGCCGAGCGGGAGACGATGCCTCCGCCCCTAGTCGTCTGCCACTCGCTCACGGCGCCCGCGTCGCCGGCGATCTTCAGGCCCCACTTGTCGCCGTCCTCCTCGACGAAGCGGCGGACCTGGCGGCCCCAGGCCGTGGCCAGCTGAGGCGAGTGGGAGATCAGGCCGATCTTCCAGTCTGGGTGCTGGCGCAGCAGCCAGATCGGCAGGTTGATCGAGGTCAGCGTGGACTTACCCATGCGGGGAGGCATGGAGATAGTCATGTACCGGTTCTCCCCGTTCTCGACGGCGCGCACGGCCTCGGCCAGCCGGTCGGAGAGGTACTTGATGTGGGGGCGCCCCGCGTAGGCCTCATCGAGCTGCTGAGCGCTCTCCAGCGGGTCGGCAGCCTGTCTGTAGGTCGGGTCGTGCGGGTATGGCGCTCCGGCGTGGGGCTTGCCGTCGCACGAGGGTCGGTCGCACTTCGGCTGGTTCTCCAGCCACGCCTGCCGCTTGATGAGGGCCTCAAGCTCCTCCTCCAGCTGGGCCGGCGTCATCTCCCACGGCTCTAGCGGCTTCTTCACCTTAGGCATAAGCATCTCCTATCGCTTAGGTGGAATCTCATATGGATACAGAATCCCGCCACCCCTATCCCCAAGGGTGGCGGTATCTCTGCCCCAGTGTCCCAGGTCAACTCTACTGCTCGGCGTCTATCACCTCAACTTCAGCCGGTCCTACGTCGATGAGGCCCTGCTCACGCTTGCGCCGCTCGACCTCGGCAACCAGCTGCTCGATGCGCGACGTCGTGGCCGAGGCCGTCATCTCGGCCAGGTTCGAGGAGACCTCGACCTGAATCTTGGCCGAGTCGGCCCCGGCGCCGGCGGCCTCCCGCTCGATGCGCGCCGCGACGTCCATCATCTGGACGATGCCGTTCGCGCTCATCCGAGCGATGCGGTCCTCGGTGAGGCTGTCGAGCCACATCTCGGCCTTCTCCAGGGCCTTGCGGCCGAGAGCCCGGTGACGGTCCCCCATGGCGATGCGGTAGCGCACGAGCTCATTCGCCTCGTTCTCGGCCATGTGCTTGTCCCAGGCCTCGACACGCTCCTTCCACGACCAGCGGGCCGAGTAGGAGTTGCCGTTAGGAGCGTCCCTCACCCTCCTGCGCTCCATGTCCCGGTAGGTCTTGAACGAGGCGTAGGCGGCCTCAGTCTCCCCGTCCTGCCGCTTCCAGATCGGTCGGGTGTAGTCCAGCGGGGCGGGCTTCCGAGGCGCTGGCGGCTTCGCGGTAGTCACAGCCCCTCCAGCGGGGATCGCCAGTCCTGAGACGGGGCGAGGGACTGGTTCACGAGGGCGCGGGCCAGGTCCTGGGCGAAGGCCTCGGCGAACTCCTCGCTCCAGCCCTGTTCCCTGACCATCTTCGCGCGGATTCCGGCACAGGTGGCCGTGATGGAGAGGACCGTCTCCCCGGCGAGCATTAGGGAGTCCCCAGCATCGGCTGCCGCGCTGTCGGGCTGCTCGGGGATGTCGTCAATCACTGCTCTTGCTACGGTACTCATGAAGCAGGTCCTCCTTCTCCCGGCTCTTCATCTGGTCAACCATGATGCGGTAGATGCGGGCCACCGTCTTGGCGTGCCAGCACGACGCGTAGCGGGCGTGCTG